AAGCAAATGCAAATGGTGTATTTTTAGCGGGTAAATCGGACTTAAATAATTATATTATTCCGAATTTAGGACTTGGAATAGCAGTTCCCACAGCCAAAGCACACATCAAAGGCAGTGGCTCAACATCCGCCACTACATCGCTTTTGGTGCAGAATAGTGCGGGAACGCAGTTGTTAAAAGTTACTGATGACAATGTCTTAATAACAGGAAATGTAAACATAGGAACAGCTGGTGGAGAAAGCATTAGAGATTTTTCGGGTGCACAAGCATTTAGTTTTTTTTATACTAACACACAAGTTCGGAATCAATTATCTTTTGGGGGTGGTTATTTAGGCCCATTTATACCAGTTGGAGGCACAACATCAAGTTTCCCCGGATTAAAACGCAACGGAACTGCGATTGATTTGAGATTAGCGGATGATTCAAATTATGCTGGTTTAAATGCGGGTGCTACAACAATCAAAGGCAGTGGCTCAACATCCGCCACTACATCGCTTTTGGTGCAGAATAGTGCGGGGTTAAGTGCGTTGACAATTACTGACGATAGAAATGCAACTTTTGGTTCTGGTGTTACAACGGGAGGGAATATAATTTCTGGGGCAAATGTTCAAGCCGTTTCAACGGGTTATTTTATTTTGCAAAACAGGCTTTTAATTTCAAGTCCATCCGTAGGAATTTTGAAATTAGGGAATAACAACGACAACGACTTTGACCGTTTACAATTTGGCGGCACTACATCTTCTTTCCCATCAATCAAACGCAACGGAACGGCTATTGATTTTAGGTTGGCTGATGATAGTGCAGCGTGTAATATTAGTGCAAATAACATAACGGCTTTGGCGGGTATTGCTGCTTATTCAACTATTGAAGGTTATAGTTCAAGTCAAGCGGGTTCGTTTACGGGTGCGGTTCGTGTTGGGTCGGGAGGCTCTAATTCTGCAAGTGCAATTTTAGATGTAGTTAGCACAACAAAAGGATTCCTACCACCCCGAATGACAACAACCCAACGGGATGCCATTGTCACACCTGCAACGGGATTAAAAATCTACAATACAACCTTAGGAACTACCGATACTTATGACGGGGCAACTTGGCAAAGATTTGGTCAACAGACATTAATCAAAGGCAGTGGCTCAACATCCGCCACTACATCGCTTTTGGTGCAGAATAGTGCGGGGAGTAATTTATTAAGAATTAGAGATGATGGTAATATATTTTGCGAAGGCGGAGGTGCATTTAGTTCAGTTGGCATTATTGGTACTGCATACGGCTTATTTGGGGGTGCAAGTTATATAGCAAGTGCATCGCTTGTTTGTGGTGGCACAACACAAGGATTCCTCCCACCCCGAATGACAACAACCCAAAGGGATGCGATTGTCACTCCTGCAACGGGCCTCAGAATTTATAACACAACAACAAACACAAACGACACATACAACGGTACTGCATGGCAGAGCAACTCTGTAAGCGGAGTATCAGGTGCGATTCAGTTCAGCAATGGAAGTGCGTTTGCAAGTGATGCGGCTAATTTCTTTTGGAACAATACCACAAAGAGATTGGGTATTGGCACAAATACGCCAACAACTTCGTTAGATGTTAATGGTTCAATAAGAGCTGGAGTCAATTTAACCGTTGTTGGTGAAATACAAAATCCAACCGTTGGAGTTGTCAATATCAATGGCGAACTAAGAGTGGCAAGTCCAAATGTAAGTATTGGTTTAACTTCATATCCAGCAAGGTTAGCAGTCAAAGGCAGTGGCTCAACCTCCGCCACGACATCGCTTTTGGTGCAGAATAGTGGGGGGACGGAATTGTTAAAAGTTTCAGATAATGGAGACCTTACCACTACTGATATAATTGCACGGAGTATTTATGCAAAAACATCAACTTTGGATTTGCGTGGTAATTCAAGCGGAAGTGCAAGTTCAGCATCGTTACAAGGTTTTGTATCGGGGCTTGGGTGGCTCAGTATGTTTACCGCTGAAAGTGGAAAGGATTTTGGACAAATACCAAGGGGAGCGGTAGTCAATGGAACTACGATTGATGCAAGTGCTATTTTTCAAGCGGATTCCACAACCAAAGGATTCCTACCGCCCCGAATGACAACAACGCAAAGAACGGCAATTACCGGGACTGCGGGTCTTATGGTCTACGATACCACGGTAAACAAATTATTCGTACACAACGGTGTAGGATGGGAACAAATTCAATCTATATAACTATATTTGCACAATCATATGAAAGCTCTAAAAATCAATCAGCCAGTAAACTTAAATTCTGGCATCGCCATCCCAAGTGGATCAATCGTTGTAATAGCAGAAGGCTACTGCGATGTAAAAAGCACAAAAGACGGAATGATTCCTTCTCAAGTGTCTACTTTCTTGTACGTTTCTGAAAGCGCAATCGCTGAAGGTAAAAGCCCTATCATTGACATCGCTGACTACAGTCCAGTATTCTCTGGACTTCAGTTGAGCGTTGCTGACTATCAAACTAAGACCGCTGAGTCTTTGTTGATTGACGCTGTTCAGTCTAGCCTTGATCAAGTTTACGGTGTAGAAAACGTAGAAGAAATCAACTTGTGAAAAAAATGCTAGAGATGTTCAAGGGCGACAAGGGAGAGGTGTCTTCCAAGCGTGTCGTTGGGATCGTTGGTGCCTTGGTCCTTTTTGCGACCATGGCACACAACAGCCTGAGCCCAGAGGAGATCGCCCCTAGCAAGGACCTAGTATCCGCAGTAGAGTTCGTGGTGATCGCGTGCCTTGGATTCACAAGCATCGACAAGTTTGCAAATAAAGACAATGCCCAAGGATAAGCCGATAGCAAAGACTACCACCGGAAAGGGTGCCAACTACTTGCCAACGAGCAAGGGCGCAGGCATGACTGCTAAGGGCGTAGCTGCGTATCGAAAGGCCAACCCAGGTAGCAAGCTGAAGACCGCAGTTACCGGCAAGGTAAAGGCAGGCAGTGCAGACGCAAAGAGACGCAAATCTTTCTGTGCTCGCAGTGCTGGCCAGATGGCAGACTTCCCAAAGGCAGCCGCAGACCCGAACTCACGCCTCAGACAGGCACGTAAACGCTGGAAATGTTAAAATACGCAGTTGCTATATTGCTACTCACATCGTGCAGTGCCAACTGGCACCTTAAGCGTGCAATTAAAAAAGACCCATCACTACTCTTGAGTAGGGATACGGTGTTGGTACACGACACCCAGTTCGTAACAAAGGAGCGTGTGCTTACCGACAGCTTCTTTACCACGTGCTATGACACGATCGTAATAGAGGACAGCTTTGTCTATACCAAGGTGATCCGAAGGGACAATGTGATTAAAGTTTACACTAAGTGTAAGTCAGATACCGTACGTATTACTACGAAGATCCCATTCAGCTTGCCACCAACAGTATCTTATAAGAACGATCCGTTCTGGAAATCTTTGGCAATTGCGTTCGGTACCTTGTTATTGTTAATTATTATCATTAGATTTGTACTTAAATGAAATCGTTAGAAACACAAGAATTGGAATCGCTTAGATCTTTGAGCTCAAAGGTAAAGAACCTAAAGGAAGAGATCGCTGACATTGAAGTAAACTTGTCTCGCTTGAACAACCGTAAGCCTGCTCTTATCTTTGATATTGAGAACACCGCTGAGGAGTTGACTAGCCTGCAAGGGGAATTACAAGAGAAGTATGGTAACGTTGTTATCGACCTAAACACAGGAGAAATAAAAGATGGCCAATATTAATACTTATCCAGTAGACACCACGCTGGTGGGTACTGAGAAACTTTTGATGTCTAACACACCTGCCGGTGATGCGACAAATAACACGACTGTCGCGGCAGTTGCTGTCTACACATTCGGAGCGGGAGCTCCTAAAGTTACACAAGCTCAGAGACTCGCTATCGTATCTCCAGTTGTCGGCCAGTTGGTTTACCAGACAGACGCAACTGAAGGAACGTATCAGTACAAGTCTACGGGCTGGGTTGCGTTATGATCGTAAGGAAGGTATCTATAGGCCAGGACTACAAGTCTGATGCCATGCACTACGTGCTTGGTCAGGACGTGCTGCGTGGCGAGTACAAGATATCTCTCATGCTATTAAAGGACGACGGGACCGTAGCCGTTTGGATCAAGAATGCCTCTGGTATGATGCTTTGGAAGACCTTCAACAGCAACATGCCAATCTCAATTGAATACGATATAGACTTTTAAATAAAATGAAATCACCGCTCTACTTTGTGGTAGAGCCTGTTGGCGACAAGCTTTACGACAGCACAACAGATTATGGGCTCATCCTGAGCTCATCAAAGGAGGACCACACGGCAACCAATCGATTTGCTACGGTCATCGCCACTCCGATCGGTTACACTGGGGAGATCGTTCCCGGTGACACACTCATGGTACACCATAACGTGTTCAGAAAGTACTTCGATGTACGTGGAAAGGAGAAGTACGGGCCATCTCACTTTAGGGATAAGACCTTCTTCATCGACTTCGATCAGTTCTTTTTGTACAAGCACGAAGATGTCTGGAAGGCGCCGCACCCGTACTGCATGGTCAAGCCATTGGATAACGATAACTCCACTATGATCAAGAGCACTGACATGGAGGCACCGCTGGTCGGGATCCTCAAGTACGGAAATGAGTATCTTTACTCTAAGGGGCTAAAGGACGGTGACACGGTTAGTTTCCAGCCGGAGAGCGAGTACCCGTTCACGGTGGACGGAGAGAAGCTGTACCGGATGTTTAGCAAGAACATATGCGTGGCACTATGACCGAGAAAGAATTTAAGGAAAAGATTATAGAGGCTGCGGAGAAGGCTATACACGAGCTGATCGCGGTTGCAAAGGAGCCGATCCTGAACAATAACTCAGAGACGGACCTGTCTGCCGACAAGCTTAAGAACGCTGCGGCTACCAAGAAGCTGGCCATCATGGACGCATTCGACATTCTCAAGAGGATACAGGAGGAGCGTAACATGCTGGAGACGCCGGAGGCTAAGGTATCTGCGTCTGTAGACACCAAGAAGGGATTTGCAGAAAGATTCTCTAAATGAGCAGGCTGTACGAGGTCATAAAGGATCCGATACCAAAGGACGTATTGACCAAGGGCAACAAGGCAGGCTCGTGGGAGTACGGGTATAACCCCAAGTACGACGTAATCGTCATCTCCAAGGACGGGACAATCGGACCGGTCTACGAGATTAACGGGCTAAAGATAGCGTTGCCGTTTCCAAAGCATGTAGAGGACCGCGGGGGAAAGTGGGTACCACAAGAGTATCCAAAGGAGCTTTCCAAGCTAAAGACAATATTCGACTGGAACAAGTACGACAACCAGTTCAAGGGCAAGTGGGTCGACTACATCGAGACAGAGTTTGACAGGAGAGAGCACGGTTTCTGGTTCCTCAACAAGAAGCAAAAGACATACATTACCGGCACACACTACATGTACCTCCAGTGGACAAAGATCGATATCGGTCTACCGGAGTTCCGTGAGTCTAACCGCATATTCTTCATTTACTGGGAGGCCTGCAAGGCAGATACAAGATGCTTCGGCATGTGCTACCTCAAGAACAGGCGCTCTGGTTTCTCGTTTATGAGCTCATCCGAGCTGGTGAACATCGGTACCATTACAAAGAATGCAAGGCTCGGTATCCTGTCTAAGACCGGATCCGATGCCAAGATCATGTTCACGGACAAGGTCGTTCCTATATCTACAAATTACCCGTTCTTCTTCAAGCCGGTCCAGGACGGCATGGACAAGCCTAAGACGGAGCTCGGTTTCCGGGTACCTGCGTCCAAGATCACACGCAATAATATGGACAAGAACGAGGAGGACATTGAGGGGCTAGACACGTCCATCGACTGGAAGAACACTGCAGACAACTCGTATGATGGAGAGAAGCTAAAGCTGCTCATTCATGACGAGAGCGCCAAGTGGACCCCACCAAATAACATCGAGACCAACTGGCGTGTGACAAAGACGTGTCTTCGTTTGGGTTCTAGGATCATCGGCAAGTGCATGATGGGATCTACCTCTAACGCCATGGACAAGGGCGGATCTGGGTACAAGGTGCTCTATAATGACTCGGACCCAAGAAAGCGAAGCCAGAACGGGCAGACAAAGAGCGGGCTCTATGCTTTATTTATCCCAATGGAGTGGAACTTCGAGGGATTCATCGACGAGCATGGATGGCCGGTACTTGAGAAGCCGGAAGAGCCGATAAAGGGGATAGACGGGGGATGGATATCCAACAGCGTTGTCGACTACTGGGAGAACGAGGTACAGTCATTGAAGTCTGACTCGGACGCACTGAACGAATTCTATCGTCAGTTCCCACGCACAGAGTCTCACGCATTCCGTGACGAGAGCAAGCAGTCTCTGTTCAACCTGACCAAGATATACCAGCAGATCGACTACAACGACTCCATGATCAAGGGCCAGATGATCACCCGTGGTAACTTCCACTGGAAGAACGGAGAGAAGGACAGCGAGGTTGTGTGGACTCCAGAGAATACCGGCAGATTCTACATCTCGTGGTTCCCCGACAAGCCAAACAATGTCATCGACATCAACGGAAGGAAGAAGCCGGGCAACGAGCACATGGGCACATTCGGATGTGACCCTTACGATATCTCAGGCACCGTAGGCGGTGGCGGATCTAACGGATCTTTGCACGGAATGACCAAGTTCCACATGGACAGCGGTCCGTGCAACCAGTTCTTCCTGGAGTACATCGCAAGGCCACAGACCGCGGAGATATTCTTCGAGGACGTACTGATGGCGTGTGTCTTCTACGGAATGCCGGTACTGGCGGAGAATAACAAGCCAAGACTACTTTACCACTTTAAGAACAGGGGATACAGAGCGTTCGCTACGAACAGGCCCGACAAGCCCATTGCGAAGCTCTCTAAGACAGAGATAGAGATCGGGGGGATACCCAACACCTCCGAAGACATTAAGCAGGCTCACGCATCTGCTATTGAGAGTTACATCGAGCAGCACGTCGGCATAGACATGGAGGGAACTTACCGTCCGTCTGACGAGATGGGCGTAATGGCATTCACTAGGACCCTTGAGGACTGGGCAAGATTTGATATCAATAACCGTACAAAGCACGATGCTTCTATTAGTTCCGGACTTGCAATTATGGCTAACCAAAAACACTTATATTTAAAGGCTGTACAGAAGTCGAAAATAAGCGTTAAATTTGCACAATACGATAACAAAGGCTCCGAAAGCCAGTTGATAAGATAATGACAGAACCAACCATTGCAATAAGCCCAAGCAGCTTCCCAACTCAGTTGGCCACTGATGCCGAAAAGGCCTCAAAAGAGTATGGCCTAAAGATAGGAAGTGCTATTCAGTACGAGTGGTTTCGCAGAGATGCGGGTTCTTGCCGTTTCTACAACCAGTGGACAGAGTTCCACCGCCTGCGTTTGTACGCCCGTGGTGAACAGTCTGTCGAGAAG